ATGGCGTGGAGCTTAGATGGGAAGCCTATTAATGCTAGCGCATCCGGCCAGCCTTACCCCGGCAATCCGCCTTATCACTACACTTACAGGTCTATTATGATCGGTGTGCTAAAGGATTTTAGCGACCTAACCCCCAGTGACCAGAGAAAGATTCCTGTAGGCACTCAGGCCAGTATGAATGGCCAAGTACCCGCTAATTTAACCTACGATGATTGGTTTAAGACCCTACCTGAGTCAGATCAGGTAGAGGTTTTGGGACAGAGTAAGTTTAAGATATGGAAAGATGGGCGGCTTTCTCACAGGAATATGATTAATCAGGACGGGAATACTTTAACCATAGAACAGCTAGAAAGCAGGTAGTCTAAACCCACAGTAGGGACTGTGGTGGGGTAGGACGGGCCAACCTGCCTCGGCTCGGCACAAGATAGGGGGTACAGAGTGAAACCAGCGAAAGGAAAGGCTAAAGTTAAGGTAACGGCCAGCGGCAAAAAAGTTAGTTACGGTCAGGCTGGCAAGGCAAAAGACGGCAAGGCCCGTGTTCAGGCTGGCACTCCCAAAGGTGACGCTTATTGCGCCAGAAGTTTGGGGATAAAGAAGGGATTGTCTAAATCGAAGCAGAATGACCCAAACACCCCGAACAATTTGTCGCGCAAGCGGTGGAAGTGTTCCGGCTCTAAGTCTAGGAGGTAGTGATGAGCATTGCAGCGATTACCAGCATGTTAGTAGGGCCAGTGGCCGATTTGATAAGCAAATTTATACCCGACAAAGATCAGGCGGCTAAATTAGCCCACGACATAGCTATCATGGCTGCTACTCAGGCGCACCAGCAAGCCATGGGGCAAGTAGAGGTCAACAAGGTCGAGGCGGCCCACAGATCGGTTTGGGTGGCGGGTTGGCGGCCAGCAATCGGTTGGACATGCGCCTTGGGCTTGTTTTGGAACGTAATAGGACACCCCGTATTAGATATATGGTACGAGATGCCTAAGATAGACCCTGCCTTGCTCTATCCGGTAATGCTCGGTATCCTTGGCATTGGCGGTGCTAACGTAGTGGCCCGTACTTACGAGAAGGTTAAGGGCGTTAGTGTATAGTCATGGAGAAGCAAGAATGGAACAACGAAGACGAAGTACGGATGTTGGGTGGCAGAAGTTTTTAACCGTTGAAATCCTTATGGGAATTTTTGCAATGGTTTTTGTGGCGGGAGGAATCTGGGTCACGCTAAGTGCTGATATTTCTTATGCTCAGTCGTCTACTGCCGAGAACACAGTTAAGCTACAGAATCTTGCCCGTCAAGTCGCTAGCCTTGACGTTGACTTGCGTATAATTTCGGCAAACGCAGAACACAACGCAGATACAGCCGATGAGATTAAAGCTGATCTTAAAGAACAACGGGCAGATATTAAAGAGATACTGCGTATTCTCGGCCCAAAGCAATAATACTGGAGAGGCATCATGGCAACATTCACAAAATTTCAACAGTTTGCTTTAGATACGGCTCAGAAGAAGCATGACCTTGGTGCTTCGGGTGATACGTTAAAAGTGGCTTTGTACAACACAGCACCACTGGCTACCCATGCAAACTTGGCGGCGATTGGGACTCAGGCAACCTACACCAACGTAACCGAGAACAGGCAGCTAAATATTTCTGCCAGCGCACAGACGGGTGGATTGGCTACAATTGTTATTGATGCTTCTACCATTACCGCTGGGGGTGGGACAGTTGGGCCTTTTCGGTATGTTGTGGTTTACAACGATACTGCCACCGCAGATAACCTAGTAGGGTTTATTGATTACGGCGCGTCAATTACATTGGCAGACGGGGAATCTATTGACCTTACGTTTAACGCATCGTCAATAACCTTTCAATAGGAGATTAACGTGCATTCTAAAAGTTGTGGGAGTGGTGCAATGAAGTCAGCAAGATCAGCAAAGGCCAAGAAAACCAATGTTACTCACCGTATGTCTGATGGCAGCCTGATGTCGGGTAAAAAGCACAAGGGCAAGAAAATAAAAAGTAAGAAATATTGATAACCGCCGACACATCAACCCTAGATGCAATGTCACAAGTTGTAGCCGCTGGCGTATCCGTCAATATTTTTTCTGAAGGCTGCGCTATGCACAATACTACAATTGCGTTTATTGAAAACAATCCAGCATCAGCGGTAAATGTTACGGGGTTAATTTCAGAAGTAAACAGACTGAAGCCTGAAGACGTAATGTTTGGAATGGCTTTTGCAGCCCTTTTGTCTTTTACACGCGAACTGTATTCTCCCGAACTAATTCCTCAGTATCTTTTGCTTGGGGCGCAAAGTGTGGCTGGCGCAAACCTTATCCGTTACGTTAAGGGGGATGATGTAGCAGATGAATTGCTTCCGTATCTGCCCGACACTGTACTAGATGTGTGGAAGCACAGTTTTTCAGCGGCGGATGACTACTTGTTTGGGGGTGCGTAATGACTTCGCGCAACACCAGTGCTAAGTTTTTTACCACTACCGCTTTGTTGGTTGACGAGGGCGATCGTCCTGATACGGGTAGTGCAAATTCCATAGTTAGCGACAACACCTTCTGGACTAACTCCGAAAATCTATTAAAGCAGGAAAAAACAGACAAATACCTGTACACCGACATAACAGTAAAACACCCTAGCCCGACAGATATACCAGTCAAGTTAGCTTTCTCTTTAGATGGATACAAGGCAACGGTGAGCGGCCCCCCTGTACCAGTTGTTGCAGTTGGCGTTTATTCAGGTGGTGTGCAAGGTACGCTTCCTGTTCTTAAAGAAATAACGGAGACAAGTTCTAACGGGTCTTTCTTTAATATATTTGACGGCTCAGAATCCGCTCTCCAAAAAACGTATGGCTTTAGCTCACTCAATATGGGGGATATTAACGCCAGCGGTTTTGGAGTTACGCTACAGCTAAAAAACAATCAAGCCGCAGGTGCAGTCCCAATATCCAGCGTAGATATTTTTGTGGACTGTATAAGACTACAGGTTAAGTATCAGCTAAACATTGGCTGTGACACTATGGCCGTTACTAGCGGGCTTGGTGCTGTATCAATAAATAGGGTTTTCCCTCTGTCTGTTTCTGCTATGCCTGTTGTGGCTGTATCACTAGGCTCAGTTGGCATTGCAGTAACAAGAAAGGCGGGTTTTGGCTCAATGTCTTTGTCAGTGGTGTTTAACCCTGCGGAGATAGACCGAACTGTGGGTCTGGCGTTTACTAGGATGCAGTTGTCTTCGACTTTTAACGATGCGGAGATAGATAAGACTACAATTCTTAATTCACAGACGCTTAGTGTCGGGATTACTGCTAATTCAGTGACCGCTACGGCTAGGTTGAAAACTGTTACAACGCCGGATAGCCGGACTTCAAATGTCCCAGAACAAGGTAGGGCTTACAATATACCCAAGCGTAGGCTTTTCAATGTCCCGTAATACTGATATGGTTCCGCTATGAGTAACCCTATATTCACAGACACTAAAGCAGTCAACGACCACCTAGACTGGTCATTTAACTATGCTGATTCTGACGGCTCCACCAACACAGGTTCCGCTACAGATGACGGGTTTTTGCAAGGCGATACAATATCGACCTCTACTTGGTTGTTTGAAGGGCCGGATACGGCTTTAGTTTTGGGAACAACTGGAAACACAACCTTGGCGGCAAGTGTTATAGTCTCTGGCGGGACTGAGGGCTATGCTTACAGGGTAAAGAACTTGGTTGTCACCGCTGGTGGTGACAGGAAGGAACGCACTCTCCATCTGGAGATTGTGAACAACTAACATGAGTGGGGCGAGAGGCCCAACACGTATCGGGAGGATACAATCATGGCTTTAAAATTAGAAACTGAAACACTTGACGATGTTGACGAACAATTCCGTGGACTTTATACGCAGAGCGCAGAGGGAGAGCCTTTCGTTTTGGCAGTAGAAGGATTGCCCGATGTTAAAGGGCTAAAACAGGGACTTGACCGTGAACGCAGGACAGTGCGCGAGCAAAAAGAAGAACTTAGCAAGTTTAAGGGCTTCGATCTTGACGAGTATAAGGACTTGCAAGAAAGGGCAGTTGCCCTTCAAGAGCATGACCCCGAGAAAGTTAAAGGCATGATTGACAAGCGAGTAGCAGACAATAATAAGGCTTGGGAACTGAAGTACGGCGAGTTAGACCGCCAACTTCAAGGAACTCGCGGGAAATTATCTACTGTTATGGTTTCTGATGAGTTGAGGCGAGTAGGCGCAGATTTGGGCGTACTTGACGGGGAAGCGATGAACGATTTCGTGACTCGTGGTAGCGGCTTATTCAAAGTTAGCGATGAAGGTTCAGTCGTTGCGATGAAGGGTGACGAAATCGTTTATGGGGAGTCAGGCGTAGAACCCTTGACAATGCGGGAGTTTGGTAAGACACTCTCAACCACGGCTACACATTTATTCAAATCCAGTGGAGGAGGGGGAGCCGACAACACTGGTAACGGGAAAGCGAGAGGCACTTCTGTTCGTAGCAAAGCTGACTTGATTACCAATCAGGACAAGGCTAGTTTTATAGGTAAAAACGGTAGAACGGCATATCTTGAATTGCCCGCCACCAGTAACTAAATGCGAACATAGGAGGGGTTTTCCCCATGGCAGATGACACAACCAAAGGTGATGTAGGCGATTTCGTTGTATATCACGAAGAATTTTTCGGCGGGTTTTCTGAGGCACTTGAGCAGAACTCAAATATTTTCAATGAGGCTTCGCAAGGCGCGATTCAGCTTCGACCTAACCGTTTGATCGGTCACTTTGAGAAAGAATCTTTCTTTAAGAGCGTAACAAACTTGATTGCCCCGCGTGATGTGGCACTCAACGATGTAACGGCTGACCTCAAATTAGAGCAAGGCGAAATTATAGGCGTTAAGCTGAACAGGCGCATTGGGCCAGTCACTAACACCATTGATTCTTTCCGTAAGATCGGGGAATCTGCTGAGACAATGAGCTTTATGCTCGGTCAGCAAATTGGTAAAGCGGCAGCGGTTGATATGACCAACACTTCTATTGCTGCTCTAGTAGGCGGGATTAGTAACCTTGGCGCAACTGCTTTGCACGATGGCACTGCTGGTACTCCGACTCACTCTGGACTGGTAGACATTCTATCTAAGATGGGTGACGGTGAAGGCGGGATTATTGCTTGGGTCATGCACTCTAAGAGCTACTTTGACCTTGTTAAGCAATCCATTGCTGATAAAGTGTTCGAGGTTGCCGGAGTCACTATCTACACTGGAACGGTTGCTACGCTTAATCGCCCCGTTGTTGTTGTGGACAGTTCAGCCCTTACTGTTCCTGCTGCTGGTGAAGTACCTATTCAGTACAACATCCTCGGTCTGACCGAGGGTGCGTGTATTGTTGATGAGTCCGAGCGTCAGGAAGTTGTTTCTGACACAGTGACGGGTTACGAGAACTTGCTGCTCCGTATTCAGGGCGAGTATGCTTATAACCTCAAGCTGAAAGGCATTGCGTATGACACTGCTGCTGGCGGGTCTAACCCCAACGCAGCAGCGGTTGCTTTGGCAACTAACTGGGATAGCGTTCTTTCTGCCGCTAACGGCATCAAAGGCGGCCCCGGCGCAAGAGGCTTGTTCGACTAGGCAATTTTGTTTTTAAGGCTTAGTTTAGAACTGGAAAGGGGCCGTATGGCCCCTTTTTTATATCAGCGGAGGGTATATGGAATTAATAACAGACGCGGCATCCACGGGATATAACTGTTATCTTTCCTACAGTGATGCGGCAAAACGAATCGGAGATATGATTCGTGCGCCTAACTGGAAGGCAGCGAGCGAGACTCAGCACAAACGGGCTTTAATTACTTCCTCTAAACTGCTTGATCGCTACGTTAAGTGGTACGGAAATCCCACGGTACAAACTCAGACTATGGCTTGGCCTAGGCAGCATGTTCAGGTGAGGGATAGAGAGCTTGGTGCTTATTTGGACAAAGATACACTACCCGAATTTTTAAAGGAAATAACAATAGAGTACGCAGAGGCGTTACTCGGTGAGGATTTGATAGCTTCGCAAGAAACTGGATTATCTTCATTAAGTGTTGGAGGCATAGCACTAAACTTTAATCAGATAGATAGAAAAGATGTTATGCCTGACGGTGTAAAAATGCTTGCCGGAGATTACGGTATTGTCAGGACGGGTCAAAGCAGCGTTGTATCGGTGATGAGAAGATGAGTATCCGTGGGCTTATTCAAGATCAGGTTTCCGAAGGCTTTAAAAAGCTAGGCGACCTAGTGGTTACTGTATCTTACACGCCAGAGGGCGGCGGCTATAACCCAGCCACGGGTACTCTTTCAGTAGCGTCATCTAAGGATGCTAAAGCAGTTATTACCAGTTACAACATGCGACAGGTAAACAACACCACCATAGTATCTTCAGACAAACAGATTATCTTCCCGAAAAAAGATTTGTTGTTTGAAATGACTGTGGGAGGCACTTTGACAGACCCCAACGGTTCTATTTACCAGATTATGAACATCGTAGAAGACCCTGCTGGCGCAACATTGACTGTTCAGGGGCGAATATGAGTGGTTGGAGTAAGAATCCCGCAAAATTGGTGGAGAAGATAAAAAGAGATCACGTTAATCAGGTTTGCTTAACTGCGCTTAACATACACCAGAGAATTGTTCAAAAGACCCCTGTAGACACAGGCAGAGCGCGTAGTAACTGGATTCCTCGCGTTGGTTCTCCGGCTTCTCAAACCCGTAAAAAAAGCACACCGAGTTCACTTGCTAGCTTCGCAAGAAAAGAGTTTAATCGCAAAACAGTTCCTTTCGGGTCAAACTTGTATATAGCTAACAACTTGCCGTATATTGAAAGGCTAAATCAGGGGTACTCTAAACAAGCACCCATGCACTTTGTTGAAATGGCTATTCAGGAAGTTAAGAATGAGCTTTGAAGCACTTACGCGGGCAATAGAGACTAGATTTAATTCTAATTACACCTCTACCCCTGTAGCGTATGAAAATGTTCCTTTTACGCCACCAAAAGGACTGCCTTGGGTTAGGTTGACGATTATCAATGGAGAAAGCGTTACTCAGGGAATTACGGGCAGTACACCCCTTGTTAGGGACACAGGGCTTATATCCATCACTGTCTTTGTTCCAGAGAACACCGGAACTCAGGCATCAAAGGCTATAGTGGACACAGCGAAAACGGTTTACGAGCATACCCCGTTTAGTGGTATAGTTGCCCTAACCGCCTCTGTGGCTCCGGCTGGTAACTTCGATGGGTGGCATCAAACGAACATAACGATACCGTTTAGGAGAAATAGAAATGTCTGATTCAAATAGAGTAGCGATAAGGTTTTGCGAGGAAGACGGGGTGTATGGTACTACTCCAGCAAACGCAACCGATTGGAAAGACCTACGATATACCTCATCAAGTTTGGCTGCCGCCCCACAAACAGCAATCTCAAATGAGATTCGAGCTGACCGTCAAGTTGCTGATCTTGTGGGCGTTGGTCAATCTGTGACGGGTGACATAGGCTTTGAGCTTAGTGCGACCAGTTTCGATGAGCTTATAGAAGCCGCTTGTCAGGGAACATGGGTAGCAAACTCGCTGAAGTGCCAAGCTGTTGATCGGAGCTTCACTTTCGAGATGCGGCCCGAAGATTGGGCCACTTCTAAGTTTTTGCACTTTAAAGGTATGAAGGTTGGTGGTATGTCGATCACCGCTGCCTATGGCTCTATTATAACGGGTAGTTTTCAGTTAGCAGGGAAGTCGGCTAGTGTCGCTAATGCCACGTTAGTTGGTAGCACTGCTTCTGCCGCTGTGCCGACAACTGAGGTAATGAACGGGTCTTCCGGTGTAACAACGATCAGTATTGGCGGTGACGCTACTATTCCTGTTCGGACTATATCACTTAACCTTTCTAATACCATGAGAGCGCAGGAAGGAATCGGTCAGTCTGGCCCTACCGATCAGAACTCAGGTCGGTCTATGCTTACGGGTAGTGTTGAAGTTTATTTCGATAACATAACACTGTACGAAGCACTTCTGAACAGCACTTCTGTTGCAATATCACTGACTATAGCGCAAGGCGGAAAGGCTTTTGTCTTCACTCTGCCAAAAGTTAAATTTAACGATGGCGTTCCCGCAGTATCCGGTGTTGATACTGACCTTATGCTGCCGCTTAACTTTACTGCGCTTTATGATGCAACCTCAGCAACTCAAATGACTATAACCAGAATTCCATAAGGTTTAGTACGATAACTCAAGGGGCAAACGAGAGGTTTGCCCCGACAACCAACTATCACGAGAGGTGATAATATGAAAGTAGCATTGCAAAGCAGTCAGTCAGAAGTTGACGGTATTTGGGTAACTTACTCCGAAGGAGTGGAGTTTTTAATTGGTAGGGCGGGAAATGCAAACTTCCTACGAGCCTCGGACAGATTAGAAGCCCCTCACCGTAAGCAGATTCGTTTGGGTAAGCTCTCTACAATGAAGCAGATAGAAATACAGTGTCGGGCAATGGCCGAGGCTATTCTATTAGACTGGAAAGGTATTGATTCCTCTGATGGGCCGCTAGAATATAATGTTGAAAACGCCTACAGCGTCCTTCGCTACAATATAGATGTGCGGGATTTTGTTTTTGAATACGCCACAGAAAACGAAAATTTTCGTGAAGAAGAAATTGAGGCCACTGCAAAAAAGTCCAAGAAGTCATAAACTGGAAGTCAGGATACGACAACGTAACTGAGGAATGGCTTGAGGAACAGGTAACGGATGATTTTGTACCCGCAGCTTTGGCTAGGAAACCAGAGCTGACTCGTTACGAGGCTGGAATTTTAGCGAGCTATGTACAGCTCGCTAATATGGTAGCGGAGGGGTTTTCTGGTAAAGGCCCAATAACTCTACGTGAGATAGACGTTTATTTGCGGTACTATCCCGTTGACGATGTGTATTATTTCGTTGACCTGATGAGAGCAATAGACAATGGAATCCAGACTGGTAGTAAAGATAGACGGCAGCCAAGCGGAAGCGGAAGCCAGAAAGCTAACGGCGGCACTTGAAAAACTTGCTAGGGCGGGAGATGGGGTAGAAGCACCGCTGAAACGTGGTAGCACCGCCATGTCTAAGCTCAAAACCACCGCAGGGATGGCCCTGAAAGGCATCGGAGCCTTTGCTGGAGTTAGTGCTGTAATATTAGGAGTTACCCGCAAAATAGTTGGAATGTCTGACGGCATGGCGGCTTTGCGTGGTCAAATACTGCTAACAGGTACTAGCCAATCAGGGTTAAATTCTGTTTTCGACAAGGCCAAGCAAGTGTCGAATGACACGGGTGCTGCTATAGGAAGCACTATTAAGCTATATGGCCGACTGTCTCGGTCAGCCGAAGAACTTGGATATAGCTCCGGTGAGTTGTGGAAAGTCACCACCGCTGTAAACCAATCCTTTATCGTGTCGGGTGCTTCTGCTCAAGAAGCTGCCTCTGCGACTTTGCAGTTATCTCAGGGTATTGCTTCTGGAACGCTACGAGGCGAAGAACTTAACTCAGTAATGGAGAACTCGCCCCGCCTAGCCAAAGCCTTGGCAGACGGAATGGGTATTGCTCGTGGAGAATTGCGTGAGCTTGGTTCTCAGGGAAAGATAACAGGTCAGGAAGTTGTAGACGCTTTGCTTAAAATGTCTAAGGAGATAGACGAAGACTTTAAGCGAATGCCGATGACCGTAGCCCGCTCAATGAACAAAGTTCAAAACGAGCTTATGGCTGTATTCGGTGCGTTAGATACAACTGATCTTATTGGAACGGTTGATGATCTGGCCATAAAGTTACAAGACCCTGCAACAATAAAAGCTGTTCAAGACTTGGCTAACGGGATGATTAGGTTTTCGAGTGCTTTGATTACTGTTGCATCATCTTTCGCTGGGTGGTCAAGGGATTTTGGTGAGTTCTTAGCACAGCTAGCTGGCTATAACGACTATACTAGCGGGACTATGGATGAGCTTGCCGCGAGAACCGTTGAAATAGAGGCGGCACTAAATAAACTTAAAGAGACTGCAATTAGCGAATGGTGGTACGAGAATAATCTCCAAACTAGAGCGTTAAAAGAAGAACTGACAGCTATAAATAATGTTCTTGGTTTAACCGACGTTCAAGTTGTTAAGGCGGGAGGTAAGTGGGTTGCGGCAAAGAAAGTTATAGAGGGTGTAATCCCACAGGTTCAAGCACTCGATAATGTCTATGAGGGTTTTAGATACCGTCTGGGAATAACAAACGAGGTCACTGAAGACAGTCTTAAAGTTTTT